AATAAGCCCATTTTTACCCCTAAAAGACTCTGAATCCGTACGATTCAGACGGCATCGGGTTGTCCAGACTACAGTGCATCGCAATGATTAAGGCAATAATCCCGTCGACCTTAGCGTGACGGTCCACACCGGCTTTCTTGACTTTGATGTTGCCTTGAACGTCTGTGAACACTTCGCAATTCCCCAACTGATGTCCTAAGAATGGGTTTCCGTCGTGTCTGATTTTGTGGCTTAGAATAAGTCGCTCGACATGCTTAGACGGGTTAGAAAGCACCGCCATGCCTTGACCGACTTTCTTAACTGGCATTCCGACTTCGTACAGCCTTGCTACTAGAGCGGCAGCATTATAAGCGTCGTAGCCTACTTCTTTTATGTCGTATTTCTGGCTTTGCCCAATAATATACGCTGAAATCTCTCTATCGTCCATCACGTTACCTTCCGTGATGTGCAAGATTCCCGAATTGATCGCTTGTCTGAAAATGTCTTGATAGTGAGTGGGTAGTAACTCAAAGCCATCTTCGGGAAGAAAGAACTTCCATTCGGCTTCGTAATCATCCTCGGCAAATCGCTTTAACGTACAAACCGCATTGAGATCTCGTGTTGCTGCTAGGTCAAAACCTATAAATACCGCTTCAGGTTCTCTTTCTGTCAGCCCTACGGATTCATCCCAATGTGTGCGGTCAACCCACGCGGTTTCGGCCGAGACATAAACGTTAAGCGTCTTACATAAGAATTCATTCAGTGCAGCGGGCTTAATCTTCGCCTCTTCACATCGCGCAACAATTGCATCATGCGAAACCGAGATATTGTGCATCGGATTAGCTTTTGCCCACGTCTTTTCGTCTCTCCAATCGTCTCCAGCATCCAAAGAGTAAAGAAGGCCAAACCACCTCGGGTTATCAGGTACATCCTGATGAAGGATATGCTCCATCACCTGAAAGTCCTCAAAGAACTTTGTGTCGCGAGTAAAAGAAGCGGTGGTTATGTATAACCGAAGAGGATTAAGCCGAGATACCATCCCTGAATGCAAGACCTCAATCGCATTCCTGTCGACAATCTGGCTCGCCTCGTCAATGATCGCGCACGAAGGGTTGAGCCCGTCTCCGGTCTTTTTAGTGTCTCTGGAGAGAGCTTTCATCATGCTTTGAGAGTCGCCGTTCTTCACAATCGTGAACTTGCCGAGAATAAAGAGCCTCGAGATCTCTTGCGGCAACGTTTCGACGAAACCCTTAGCCGTCGTGAACACGATTGACGCTTGATCTCTGTTGGTAGCGAGCGTGTAGACCTCTGCGCCTGCTTCCCCGAAGGCTAGCTCGTAAAGAGCGATAAGAGCCGTCAGCGTCGATTTACCAGCCTTTCTGGGGATGTAGACAATGACATCCTGCACCATCCGTTTACGGCGGTCTTTCTTGTGTCTAAAGCCGTAGATCGCGCAGGCAATAAGGATCTGGAAAGGCTCAAGGCTTACAGGATAGCCAGCCCACTGTCCCTTTACATGCTTACAAAGACCTGCGAACTGTAGGAAGTGATTGACAGGACTCGGATCAAAGACCCATTCCCACTCCTTGTTTTCTATGTGATTAAGAAACCGCTGGCAGGCTAGGCGAACATTCCGACAAGCGTCGATCTCGCCTTTTACGATGCCGACAGCGTAAGCAATACCATCTTCTATTCTCATGTTCCGAACTTAGGCCCCGCAAGGAATTCGCCCATCTTAGAGCCGTCCTCAAGTTTGTTTGCCGCCAATCGAGATCGGGGAGTCAGTCCCATTTCGTTCATTAGCTTGATTGCGTTGTCCATCGCTTTGTTTGCAAGTGCAATATAGGGATTTGGTGCGTGCGTTTTTCCACCATTGATTTTGACTATAAGCGGATGTTTGGTTTGTTCTTTTCTTGCATCAATGTAAAGCTGAAGCTGATCTGCAAGCATCATCAGCGTGTGCCTGTCCTGATCCGAGCCGATACCGTATACATCAAACAGATAATCGGCTGTTTCTTTCACGAATCTTTCGCGGCTAAACAACGTCGGATCGTCTGCCCATTCAGCAAATGGAACGCGCACCTTTACTTTTTCAGGCAGCGGCGAGCCCATATTCATGCCTTTAGTACCTCGGACAAGATGCACTTCTGGCGGCAATTTGTTTTTAATCATGCTGACACCATTGGTTTCTTTTTGACTGATTCGCTAACAATCATAGGAACGGCGTTTTTCCACGAGATCTTATGATGTATGCGTCGATCGGTTTGTCCCATATCCATCACCTTTACACATGATGGCGCATACATTACCGAATAAAACGACTTGACGTAAGTGCCCAAATCCAAATACATCTCGGTTAGACCTCCCGCGTTTTGCTGTGTAGGCTTTTGCTCTAGTCTAAGTCTAGGAATAGTTATGAAGAGATAACCTCTTTTCCCGCGCTCGAGGTAGGTGTTTACATCATCATTCATACGACCTATAAATTTGATGGGTCTATCGACTGCAAAAAGAAAGGAATTCATGATCTTTCGTGAAAACTCGCCTCTTTGAATTTTTTTGCCAAAAAGACTGCCTTCGCCGCCAATAAAATCGCCCCCCTGAGCAAAAGCGACGCAATGTGCTTTAGCGTCCTCTAAGAAGTCGATGACCGAATCAAGAATGGGATCAAGACTGCTAATTGTTTTATCTGATATGTATTGATTGTGATTGTTAGCTGCCCATCTAAAACTAGAGTAATCATCGTCGAGCTGCCAAAAGTGAGTGAGCTTTAGCTTTTTAGCTACAACGAAATTCCAGTTTCTCGCATATAACACCGAGTTGCGTTTTTTGAAGTTGTCTCCGCTGTCGGTAATTTTTGCCGCTTCTTCTTTGGGAAAAACAATTACTTGATCGCCGTACAAGTCCTTGTACTTACTTGCTTGCTTGTCTTGATCGTCGATGAGTAAGTAGATTTTGCCCGTGTAGCCCGCTTTGCGTAGCGTTTCGTATGTGTAAACTCTATCGGCTCGGCCGTGAGTAAGAATAAAAACTGCGAATTTTTTACTCTTCATCGGTTTCTCGTGTGTAGATTTCAGACAGAGACTGACTTAACTTTGCAAACCCGTTTTCAATCGCTTTGTCAAAGTCAATGATGACAAGAGCGCTGTCCTCCATAAGCCTTTGAGTAGCAGGCGAAGAATGCGCGTAATACTCGGCTATCTGCTGAAAATCAAACTGAAAGTGTCTTGTGGCCGCATCAAGTAAAAACTGTCTTTCATCTTCAGGGATAACGGCTGCCTCAATCGAGGAAATAAGCTCTAGCGCTTTATCTTTCTTGTAAAGATCATGTATCGGCGGCTTTGGACCTTCTGGCGTATAGACAGGAGCGCTCACTTTGTCTGTGTATTTACTATCGTTTTGTTCGTCTTTATCTTCGTATGACTTAATTTCTTTTTCTTCAAAGCCTATCAACTCAAGGTCAAACCCTTCTAGCTGCAACTCTTCTAATTCAATCGCAAGTAGCTGATCGTCCCACGAGGCATTTAGAGCGATTTTGTTGTCAGCAATAATCAAGGCTTTCTTTTGCGTCTCTGACAAATGCGACAGCTCAATCACAGGAACTTCGGTCATTTCTAGTTTGCGCGCCGCAGCAAGGCGACCATGACCTGCAATGATTCCGTTGTCGCCATCGACCAAAATTGGATTGGTCCAACCGAACTCTTTTATCGACGCAGCGATCTGCGCGACTTGCTCATCTGAATGCACACGCGAATTTTTTGCGTAAGGGATCAACCTTTCAACGCTTGTGTTTTGAACCTTCATAAAAGCCTTTCATAGTTTTTTGCTATCGGTTTTTTTACGCCACCCCCCTGTAAAGTGACTCTACAGAAAATTCAGGGCGGCGGCTTGCGTGGCATCCTGCGTAAAATTTTAAGTTATTTAGGTTTTCGCTTGCGAGTCATAGATTTTCCCTATGACGTAATCGTGAATGACGCCTCGTTTTTCTAGTCCTGTTTTGATTGAGTGACACTTGTGGCACAGGCTTTGAAAGCGGTTATTCATCCATTTGTTGCGATCCATCTTGTGCGGGAATACATGATCGACATGATGTGCAGGTGCAACAATTCCTAATGATTGGCATCTGGCGCACAAAGGATTCTTTGATAGATGTATCTGTCTAAATTGTCGCCACTGCTTTGTTTGATACATCGCGTTGAATGCTTTGCGTTCTTCAGTGGGAAGCGCCGCGTACTTAAGCGCTTTAGCGCCTCCGTGATCGACGCAATAAAAAGATCTGTCTACTTTAGGATTACCGCAGCCTAACTCTCGACACAGTGTTTGTTTGGGTACGCGTGGCATCTTCTTTATATCCTGATGCGTATGCTGCTCTTGCTACAGACTGAGCTTTTTGTAGGGTGGGGAATGGTCCCTTGCTTCCCCAGTACCATCCTTTTGTTGTCTTTTTGTAGGGCATTACTTCAAGAATCTAAGTTTGTAGAGTGTTGACTGCATGAGCGCAACGATCTCGTCGACACTGTTCTGAATGGCTGAGTCATCACCCATCGAGCTTCTATAGACCCTTACATACTCAAGCATGTACTCTAATTCAGCTATTGCTGTTTGCTCTGGTGCTCTGTACTCGACAGGGTAATTAAGGATCTTAGCCTCTAACCCTTGATACTGTTCCACCACTGAATCTACTAAGTCACCCAGATCATCGTAATAAGAACCCAATGCTTTGTGCTCGGCATAAGACTTAGACTGTAGATGCAAGATGTGTGCGTTGGTGACACCGTGCAATAGGCACATAATGAATTCGCCCGGACTTTTAGCCGGACGTTCAGCTCGCAAGGCTTCCAGAAAGTGCTTTTTCATTGCGTTGCCTAAAAAAATGCCCTCGCGATGAGGGCTAACCAACAAGGAGGAGGTCCGAAATCATTGTAATTCGCTCAATGTTTGGAATCAAGGTCCTTTTTGAACGCTTCGATTGACTTAAGTAGCTCTTTACTTTTCTCTTCCAGTTCAGCCGACATCTCTTCTATTTCTTCCAACTGAAGCTCAATTTTGTCCCAATCCGTAAGATCCTGAGTCAGACTGTTCACATACGCTTGTCTTGCTGCTTTCTTGAGATCCATTGTTTATCCTTTCTATTTCGCGGTTGATGTACCAAACTGCTTTCTTAAGATCCTCGACTTGCTTTCCTTTTAGGTCTGCTCGCCAAATGTACTTAACTGCATTTCCTAAATTAAAGGTCATGTGTTCGGTGATCTGGATGCACTCAACACCAGACGGATGCTCTGTGTAGTGTTTTGGGTGATTGACTGGATCGCTCACAGTAATTCCTTTATATGCTCGGGAACCTTTGGTAGCGGAGCCCACGCTACTGCCCAATCTGACCAATGACCGATGACACAAACTCCACCGGGATTTAATAGAAGCATCTTAGAACCCAATGGTGGTGTCTTGTCTTTGGGTGTCATCCACACGGTATGACCTGCGGTGTAGTCTTTCATTTTTTGAAGTAGTACCACGCCCACGCTCCGTGTCTGCCTTCCGTCCACTTGTACCGAGTCTCCCTGTCCACAAGACCTTTTGCCATCAGCGCTTTTAGGTGCTTCCTTGCGCCTTCAGTGGTGCAGCCAAAGTGTTTTGATAACTCTATGAGCGAGTAAGGCT